AGCAGATTGAGCTGCAGATGAAGCAGATTGAGCTGCAGATTGAGCAGTAGATTGACCAGTAGATTCAGCTGCAGATGGAGCAGATTGAGCTGCAGATGGAGCAGATTGAGCTGCAGATGGAGCAGATTGAGCAGTAGATTGACCAGTAGATTCAGCTGCAGATTGAGCTGCAGATGGAGCAGAAGATGGAGCAGAAGATGGAGCAGATTGAGCTGCAGACGGGGCAGATTGAGCTGCAGACGGAGCAGATTGAGCAGGTTGAGCTGCAGATGGAGCAGAAGATGAAGTAGATTGAGCTATAGATTGAGCAGTAGATTGAGCTGCAGATGGAGCAGAAGATGGAGCAGATTGAGCTGCAGATGGAGCAGATTGAGCTGCAGATGGAGCAGAAGATGGAGCAGAAGATGGAGCAGATTGAGCTGCAGATGAAGCAGATTGAGCAGGTTGAGCTGCAGATGGAGCAGGTTGAGCTGCAGATGGAGCAGGTTGAGCTGCAGATTGTGTAGAAGATTGAGCAGTAGATTGGGTTGTAGATGGAGCAGAAGATGGAGCTGTAGATAGTGTGACTATTTCAGGCGAAACTATTTGTTTACCAGTTTTATAATCAGATGGTTTACCAATAAATAACAATAAGTTGTTTAAATGATTTAACTTAATATGTGTTCTATTTTGTAATATATCATTATATTGTGTAATATTAATTTTTCTAAAAAATGTATTCTCTTGTTGTTCTCTAGTAAATTTATTAATTAGAATGGAAATACTATTTGGTTTAGATATTAGAACCATTATATTTGAGTTATTATAAAATTCAAACTCTTCTTTTGTACCTCCTATAACTGGCTTAAATATATCAAAAACTGTTGATTTATTATCAGGCGCCTTGTGTATTTTAATAGCAGATGGTATTGCTTCTTCATTTCTTATAAATATTTCAATATCTGATTGCATTGATTTATTATTTTTTAAGATATAATATTCATTCTCATCTTCTGATTTTGCAATTAGACTATCAACTGATTTTTTGGTTAAGTCTAGATATGCCCTTCTAATTGCCATTAATTTTTCTACCTTTTCTATTAATTTTTTATTTCTATTAGTATTTGGTACTTTTTTTATAATAATTGAATCAGTCAATTTTGCTTCTTTTAATTTAGGGTAATCAATTGCAACTTGGGTTAGTAAATCTTTTGTATTTTCTTCCGCTGTATCAGCTCCTCCACGAAGACCTCCTAATTGACGACCGGTATTAAATAAACTATTAATATCTGAAAATATACTTTGTAATGCACTCACTACAGATTGTTCTTTTAAATTCTTAGCTATTTGTGCAGATTCTTCAGCTTTAATTTCAGCTTCTGCCTGTTCAATAATATCAGGGGTTGCTACAATTAGAGAATGCCCCGAATTTTCCTCAGATGGATTATCTTTTTTTGCAAGCGCCTCTTCTTTTTTTACAAGTGCCTCATCTCTTTCACTAATAGTTTTTTTTAATGATTCACTTTCTTTTGTATATTGAATAGTATTTTGTTTTGCATCATCAATTAATTTTTGTGCTTGTTTTTCTTTTTCTGTAATATCTGATTGTAACATACTAATTTTTTCATTTAATGTTTTCACTATTTGTACATCAGTTGAAGGATTTTTATTAATGGCTATATCTCTTTCCACACACATTGCTTCAAGTATTTCATGTTCTTGTTTCATTTGTTCAGAGATAACTTTTATCTTTTCAGTTAAATCTTTTAAAGCTATTTCATTTTGTTTAATAATACCTTTAAGTGTTTCTCTATTTTCCTCAGTTTTTTTTAAACCTTCTAATGCTTCATTTTTTTCTTTCATTAATCTAGGTATATCTTCATTAGTTAATTCTGATTTATTTTTTGTTTCTTGTAATGTACGAACTTGTTGTTCTAAAGTACTTATCTTTACTGTGAGACTACTTTTTTCGGATCTAAGTTCTTCTCTTTCTGATTCAAGATCTTTTATTTTTTTATTTATCTCAGCACTAGTTGTTTCATTTGCTTTTTTTAATTGTTCTTTTAAATAAGATATTTCTTCGCTTTTATCTTCACATTTCATTTCTATTTTTGATTCAGTCGGTTTATATGTAGTAAGTTTTTTATTGAGTTCAGCAATTTGTGTATTTAAATCTTCGTTTGATAGACCAGATTTTGATCTTATAATTGGATTATTAATTGATTCTATTAATGCAGCGCGTGTTTGAATAATTGAACTATGTTGTTGTTTATTAATATCTTCATTTGCTAATTCTAGATGAAGGCTAGATATATTAGATTTTAAATGTTCTACTTGTGAAAGTACTCCTCCGATCATATATTTATTTAAATGTTTATTGTTATAAATTATTGATCTTTTCATTCAATATATATTAATAATGATAAATTAATTTATTAATATATATTAAATTAATTTATCAATATATAGTAAATGTTACTAAATATTAATAATAAATTAATAGATATAGCAGATTCGGAAATTGTATATAATTTATATTATAATTTAGCAGAAGTTCCAGATAAGAAGATACTATATAAAAAATTAAAAGATAATAAGATATATAAAAAAACATCAAATATAGATGACTATATTAATAATTTAAAAGTTAAAATATCTAAGTTAGATAACTATATCCCATTATATGATATTTTCTCAAAGAATATATATTTAGTACTTCCGGAAGATGTGTATGATAAAATAACAAAATATTATTATAGACCATTAACAGAAGAGTTATTTGAATATTTACAAACAATCAAAACAAATGATAAATTATTTAAAGAAAAACTAGATAAAAATTTAAAATTTATGCAAAATTTTGATCTAAATACTCTAGAAGAAACCTATATTAAAACATTTTATTATCATTCAAATAAGATTGGAAAAAATTTTACATTATGTATTAAACCGTCTTTTATACCATTTATAAATATAAACCCGTATTATAATCGTGACGATTTAATCAATCTAGGTTTAAATTTTAATATTATAAAAGATGATAAAACTATATATGATTTAGATAAACTAAAAGAATTATGCTTAAAAGTGTCAGAACAAGATATTGATTCTGATACATTATTAAATCATTATTTATTTATACAAGAGAATAACTTAAAATATTATATAAAATATTTTTCATTTATGGGATCATATCAAATGAATTATTATATACGTAATAAGAGTAATAAAGATCAATTTATTGAAAAAAATATAAAACAATTCTATAGCATCATATCTAGATCACCTGCATTTAACAATAATTATTATATATATCGTTTAGTATCAAAAGATGATTTTTTAGGAAGTATCAAAGTTGGTGATTATTTTGAAGATAAAAGTTTTATAAGTACATCAAGGAATCCTTTTTATAATCCAATTAATAATGCATTTGGATTAATCTTATTAAAAATAAAAATACCTAAAAATGTAGAAGGTATTGGACTATGTATTGAAAATTATTCATTATTTCCAGAAGAACAAGAAATAATTCTAAATCCATGTAAACTAAAACTGATTTCAATTGACAATGATATTACGTATTATCATACAGATAAAAAAGCCCAAAAGTCAATTAAAAGAAAATATGAATTTGAATTTATTGAATCGTTAAAATTGGATTTAGATAGATTAACAAAAAATTATGAAAAAGAAATAGATATACCAATTATTGATTTATATAATACTAAACTTACAACTACTACATTGATTGAGGAAAAATTAGAAAGTTTCAGTCAACTTTTACCATTAGTTAATACTTCAAAGAGATTTTATGTTGAAATAAATAAATTAAAAATTTTAATTAATGTAAATAAGATGTCTGATAAACGTATATATGAAAAATTCTTTTATTTACAAAAAAAGATATATTCTCCGGATGATATAATCGATGAGTTATATCTTACATATCAAGATGAAGAAACTGGTGAAATATTACTATTAATTGAAATTAAAGATGTTATATCCGTTAATTATCTTCAAAAGTTCACTGGATGTAATAAAGAATTTGATGATAAAAATTTAATTGAATTAATCTGTAGACTTTCAAAGTTATTTGATATATATAAAGTTATAATTCATCCAAATTTTAAACCATTCTCAACTATTATTAATGTTAAACCATCTGAATATAAATATGTTATTAATAATGAAACAGATTATCATCATGTACAGAAACTAAGTAATGATATAATTTTATACAATATGGATTTAATGAACTACTTTATAACAAAAAAAGAGCGTTTTAATAATATTTATATTAAAATGAACTATAAGAAATTTATATTAGATAAATTAAAAAGTATAAAAATAAGTGAAGTATTTAATGAAGAAAATTATGAAATTTTTTCATTAATTAAAAAAGAGAAACTAATATATTTAAATGAATTATTAATTTTTTTCTTTAAAAATTATTTCTATTTATTAGAGAAAGTTATTTATAATATTAATCTATATTTTGAAGATCAACTAATTATTAATAAATTATATTATATATTTGATTCTGGTAATTATTTATATGAAATTGGAAAACTTAGTTATAATATTAATGTTGACGAAGGAAATGATCTATTGTTAAATTATATATCAAAATTAGATATATATGATACTAAAGAAAAAGATTTACGATAGAGGAAATATATAGTATATTAATAAAGATTTTATTCGTAATCCCAATGCCAATCATATGGTTCTTCCCATAGTTCAATCAATGAACTTTGTGGATTATTACGTCTTACTTTAATAAAGAAACTTTCATGATTTAATTGATCTAACCCCATTTCATGTAATAATTCACTTAATAAAATACTATTACTGCCACAATCTGTTATGTGAACAGCTAATCTTTCATTATCATGTATATGAGTTACAATTTCAGGAAGAGGTTCAACAAGATGTATATATGGACATCCATCAGCTAAAAGTGTTTGTCTATTTGTACCTCGAATGAATCCAAATTCATTCGTTTTAATTATAAACATAATTTTTCTAATTGTATTAGTTGCATATTTTACTTCATGTTTAATTGTATTATCTAAAACTTTTTGTGCGAAACTTTTTGTAATTGTTGCATTACCTGCAGGTAAACTGTATCCAGTTATACTTCTAACAGCAGGTCGTGGATTATAAAATGTTAATTTACGTCCCAATGGTAGAGCTCCACCAATTTGATTTTTTAAACTTAGATATTTACCTTTATATTTTAAATATTTTTCATAATAAACATCTCCGCCACCCATGTACTTAACTTTTGTATTTAAACTATCTTCAACTTTAATCTCTTTTTTATTAGTTGAATTAGTTATAATAACTCCAATATTTTTTGAATCATCTTTGTGAACAGTTTCTGTAACTATAGTAAAATCTCTTCCTTCTTGTATTATAATTTTTGGATTCTTTAATCCGTTAACTTCAACAAATTTTCGATCAGTTGGAACCGGACGTATAAACTTTAAGCGTCTTAAGACACTATTATACTTTGGAGTTAATTTTAAACTATCTTTTAAATCATCAATTGTAATAATTGTAGGATTTAATATTTGGATATATAAAATTAATGCACTTTTCATTGAATCTGATAATCCATCAATTAATGTATCAACAGATGTTGCTTTATATCCAATTATAGATTTTACATAATTATTATATAATCCTATATTTAATTTACCATTTGATGCATCTTCAAGTTGGTTAATAAAAAGTTTTGCATCAAATGATGTTGTATTTGGATTACCTATAGCAATTGGTACTGACATATAATTATGAAGATAAAATTAATTATATAAATTAATTTTATTCATAGATTATTAAACTTAATTATTAGCTTTGAGTTCTATTGTTGTGCACATTGAACTCTTTCTCCACTTTCAGTATGTTCTGTTTCAGTAGCTTGTTCTTCATATTCATCAAGTTCACATAAAATATATCCACTTGTATTAGTTTTATTATATTGGGACTTGTTATCATATTCAAATACTTCAGATAATTTATTCTTTATTTCACTAGATAATTTATCAGGATACTCAACTTCAAAATTTATTATTAGATTACCTCTATCAGATCTTCCTAATATTGGCATTCCATGATCTTTAATTACCTTTTTATCATTATTTTTAATAATAGTTTCAAAATTCTTTATTATTAGTTTTTGACCATCAACTCCTTTAATAACCATTTCAAAGCCACATATTGATTGTACTAAACTAATTTTTAAATTGTATACTAAATCAGCTCCTACCCTCATAAAGTCTTTATGAGGAATTTCTTTAACCTGTACTACTAGATCTCCTCTAGAATCTTTAAATTTATGACCTTTATTTTTAAACATCATTTCTTGTCCATCTTTCATTCCCTTTTGAATATTAAGTTCTAATAAGTCTTTTATCATTTTACCACTTTCTAAATCTTTATATTGATAATCTATATTCTTTTTAAGACCATTAAAGAGATCAATTAGATTAACTTCAATACCTATTTTTATATTTGAGTTTCTTCTCATGAACATTTCTTGAGGATTCATTCCACCCATTCCTCCTCCCATTTGCATAGGTACGCCGTTTACA